AATTTTAAAAATAGGTGATGGTAGTACCACTGACAACTATCTAGGGATTGGTGATGCCGATGATCTAAAGATATTCCACAATGGAAGTCATTCAATAATAAGAGAGACAGGAACCGGAAGCCTTTACCTGCAGAGTGACGGCAATGTTATACTTGGTAAAGATACTGGCGCAGAATTTATGGTAAGGGGTATTGCCGATGGAGCAGTTGAACTTTATCACGATAATGTTAAAAAGTTTGAAACTACATCAGGTGGTGTTTCAGTTACAGGAAACCTTGTAGCAGATGGCTCACAAATAGATTTTACTAATCTTCCAACATCGGATCCTGGGGTAGCTGGACGACTTTGGAGAAGTGGCACAGATTTAAAAATTAGTATAGGATAATAAATGGCTCAGACAACGATAAACGTAGGTAGTAATGCAAATGACGGTACAGGTGATGATTTAAGATCAGCCTTTATTTCTGTCAATGCCAATTTTACAGAATTATATGCGGCATCAACTGTCAGTCATCAATTATCTTTTTCTGGAAATGAAATTTCTACAAATGCCTCAAATGCAAATTTAAAATTAATTGCAAATGGTACAGGTGTTATAGAATTAGAAGGAATTCAAATTAGAGATAATAAAATTGAAGGTACAAGATCAAATGAAGATTTAGAAATTCAAGCATCTGGCACAGGTAATATTATAATTGGTGCAATTAGAATTAATGGTACAACTTTAAGTGCAGATGATTCAAGTTCAATTAAAATTAATGAAACTTTACACGTTAATACAATCACATCTGACGATTCTACTGCTGTAACAGTCTCGGACAATTTAACTGTATCAGGTACTATAAAGACAAACATACTTGAAGTTAATTCTATTTTTTCTGATGACTCAACAGCAATACAAATTAATGATTCATTAAACGTTTCTGGAACTTTAAGTGCAGATACAATTGATACCAACGTTATTTCATCTACCGATTCTTCTGCTGTAACAATTTCAGACAATTTGCAAGTTAATGGAACATTAACAGCAACATCAATTACTGGATTATCAGTATTAAACAATTCTGTACAAACAGATGGCACAGTAACACACTCAGGATCGTCGGCGGCACAACCATTGGATAGTTTTGCAGTAGCAACTTATAGAAGTGCAAAATATCAAGTTAGTATTACCGACACATCAAACAGTAGATATGGACTTGATGAAGTTTACGTAACTCATAATGGTTCAACTGCTTATATTTCAAGCACAGGCGTTAGTTCAACTGGCTCATCTTTAGTTACATATTCAGCAGATGTTAGTGGTGGCCAATGCAGAATATTAATGATCCCTATTTCTAGTGACTCTGTTACATATAAATTTGTAAAAACATTAATCAACGTATAAAATTACATTCGGTTTATAGAAATTCTAATAAATAATCATATTAGGAGATTTAAAACATGGCACAACAAACAGTAAGCATAGGATCAGCGGCTAATGACGGCACAGGTGATCCATTAAGAACAGCATTTACAAAGATAAATTCAAATTTTACAGAATTATACGGTGCATCACCGTTTGGACAACAAATATCAATAACAGGAAATCAAATTAGTGCAAATAGCTCTAATGCTGATTTAGTTTTAAGTGGAAGTGGTACTGGAAGTGTTGTTGCAAGTGCTATAAGAATTAGCGGAACTTCAATTAGTTCAGATGACTCAACTCAAGTACAAGTAAACGAAAATTTAGACGTTGGTGGTAATATTACTGCCTCAGGAGATATTACAGCAACAGGAAATATATTTGCTAATGGAAATATTAACCTAGGAAATGCATCAGGTGACCAAACAAAAGTTGTTGGTGTATTTGAAGCAGATAATATTCAAATAGATGGTACAACAATTACAACAAACACAACTAACGGTTCAGTTACAATAACTGGAAATGCAACAGGTGGAGTTGTTGTTGAAAATTTAACTTTTAATGACAATACAATTACATCAGCTTCAGATGGTGATATAAATTTAACACCGGGTGGTACTGGAAACGTAGTTGCAGGTGCAGTTACATTTAATGGTACAACTTTAAGTGCGGCTGACTCAACAAAAATTACAGTAGCAGAAGCATTAGACGTAACTGGAGCATTAACAGGAACATCAGGCAGTTTTAGTACAACACTAGGAGTAACTGGGGCAACTACTTTAAGTGGTGGAGCAACAGTAAATGGTAGTCTTACTGCAGGATCATTAACTACAAATTCTATTACATCAAATGGGTCAAATGCAGATATTTCAATCCAACCAAGTGGTACTGGTGCTGTATCAATTAGTGCGATACAAGTTGCAGGTACAGAAATATCAAGCACAGATTCATCACAGGTTACAATTAAAGAAAGTGTTAATATTACCGGAACAACAATGACAGCAAACGTTACAACAACAGGTAATACAACAATTTCTGGAGCATTAACAACAGGAACTTTTAATGTTGGTGACTTAAACATCACAGCAGACGGAACAATTACAACAGATACAAACGGTGACATTAATATTGATCCGGCTGGAACTGGTGTTGTTAATATTGCATCAAATATTACTCATACAGGTACACAAACTACAACTGGTCAACTTAATGTTGATAATATAAGAATAGACGGCAACGTTATTTCAGCTACATCAGGTGCTATTACATTAACACCGGCGGCAGGACAAAATGTTACTGTAAGTGGAACTAATACAAACTTTACAGCGGCTGAAATTCACGGAACACTAGGTGAATTCACTACTTTAAGAACAGACAAACTTGAAATGGACACTTCAGATGGAGATATGTCCATTAATACACAAGGTACAGGTACACTTGATTTTAATACACCTACACAAACTACTATAGGATCGGCAGGCGGAGCATCGGCTCTTCCAGGTGCACCAACAGGGTACTTAAAAGTCAAGATTGCAGGTACATTAAGAGTTATACCGTTCTGGGATCAAGCATAATAACAATCTAATACTCCATAAATACTGGTGAAGGAGTAAGTTTTAATGGCAACACCAGTGTGGACTACCACAGCAGGTAAATTAGCGTCAATTGACGAACAAGTATCGTATTCTCTACAATTAGAAGCGAATACAAGCGACTCTACGACCATAACTTATTCCATAATCGCAGGGAGCCTACCTTCAGGAATGGAACTTACTTCAACAGGCTTACTGACGGGTATTCCAGCAGAGGTTTCGAAAAGAACTAGATACACCTTCGTAGTACGTGCCACTGCTGGTACCCAGATTACAGACAGAACTTTTTATTTAGATGTTGATGGCGCAGATGCTCCAACATTTACAACTACATCAGGACAACTACAATTAGATGACTCTACAAGAGTTGGTTTATATTGGATATTAGATGGCTCATCTTTATCATTTCAAATAGTAGCTAGTGATACTGATACAAGAGCAGGACAAACTTTATTTTACGAAATAGTAGACGGAGAATTGCCGCCAGGAGTTACTATGTCAGCTACAGGTTTAATATCTGGTATAGTACAACTTACAGATGATCAACGTTATGGTGCAAGAGGTGGATTTGCCGCAGAAGATTATCCAAAAGATGATGGTGGAAGTACTGATCAAGAAATTTACGATCCTGCAGTAGTATCAAAATCTATTTCCAAAAACTTTGATTTTATAACACGTGTATCAGATGGTACAAGTTATGTAGATCAAAATAATTCAATATTTGTTTATTCAGCAGATTATTGGAGAGTTTCTAATACGGCAATAAGAGCAGATATGAATACAATTGGTGGGTCAGCACTAACAGTTGACTTTTCATCAAACAGAAGACCAATATTTAAAACAGCATCTGACCTTGGAACATTTAGACACGACAACGCCTGTGTTATTAAAATTGATGTTGAGGATTTTGATCCATTACAAACTAGTTTAGAATATTCTATACAAGCAGGTGCATTACCAAGTGGGTTATCAATTAATATTAACTCAGGAGAAATTTATGGTACACTTGCAAAACAATCAGCAATCGAAACTTCTTATACATTTACAATAAGAGCTAATAGAACTGTTTCTACTGGCATAAATGTATTCACTGATCAAATTTTTACAATGAAAGTTATTGGAGAAATTGATATTGGAATTGCATTTACTACACCAACAACTATTGGTACATTAGAAGCAGATATTCCAAGTACATTATCAATTGTAGCTGTTGCTGAAGCAACAGATAGAGTTTTATCTTATTCTGTTACATCAGGATCGTTGCCAACAGGTATAACACTTTCTGAACACGGAAATTTAATAGGAATAATTGATCCAAGTGATTTTACCGATTCAACTAGAGCATATACATTTACAGTTACGGTTAGTGACCAATATCAATCAGCGGCAACATCAAAAGAATTTACATTAAACATTGACATACCATTTACTACTATTGAATATGGATCAATGACTGGGCATTCAACATCATTTATTGACCAAAATGTATTTTATGCAATAGCACAAGATCCAAATATTAATTCTCCTGCTTACATTTATAGACCAGAGGATAAAAACTTTGGAATGAAACTAAATCCTGAGATGTTAATGTTAGCAGGACTACAAGCACAAACACTTACAACATTTCAACAACAAATGGCACAAAATCATAGTCCTAAAACTTTATATTTTGGAGATTTAAAAACTGCAATAGCAAAAGAAGACGGTATTATAAAATATGAAATTGTTTATATTGAAATGAAAGATAAACTTGTTAATAAAGACGGTACAGCAATCAGTTCATCGGTTACATTAAGAACAGATGTTGCAAAACCTATGTTAGGTCCTAGAGCAGGAACAGTTAATTTAACTACAGATATGGAAGAGGTGAATATTACTACATCAGGCGGATTAGGATTTAGTACAGCAGGTTCTAAAGTTCCATATGCAGGTCAAATTTCAGCAGATTTAGATTTTATAACAACACTATATCCTAATGCAGTTGCAAATATGAGAAGCAGAATGAAATCTTTAGGACACAAAGAATGGAATCATTTACCATTATGGATGAAAACAATACAATCAAGTGGTAAAGCACCATTAGGCTTTGTATTAGCAGTACCGATTTGTTATTGCAAACCAGGTACTTCAGCTTTATTAAGAAAAAGAATTTCAGATAAAGGATTAATTTTTAGAAACATTGATTTTATTATTGATAGATATCTAATCAGTAAGAGCAAAGTTACACCTGCTAAATTTACAGGTGACGGATCTACAACTACATTCCAATTAGATGAAATTGTACACGAAGAAGATATTTTAGTTAAAGAAGGAAGTGATATTGTATATGTAGGGGATGGTGTTACAGCAGATGCAACAAATCCAACATATTTGACTGCTGACGGAACATTAAGATCCTCAGATCACGAGTATGGTATTGAACTTTCTCATAATACCACAACTGCTAAGACTACTATCACTTTTACCAAAGCAGTACCGTCAGACGGCACTATTATTACGGTTGAAAGAGCTAACGATAAATATCTTAAATTTAGAAGTAAAGGAATATTTTAATGGCAAGTAACATAGTACCAGGTAACGTTGACGGAACTTATCCTAAAGCAGGACAAGACAATTCTTCACAAGGATTTAGAGATAATTTTAGTTCAATTAAAAACAATTTTACTGAAGCAAAAACAGAAATAGAGGCATTACAAACAGACAAAGCATCATTAAATGCTTCAAGTGATTTTTCAGACAACGAAGTTACTAGAGCAAAATTTAAAGACACATCACAAACAATATATGCACATGGTACCGCTGGTGGTTCAATTACATTAAATCACGTAAATGGACATTACCAAACTATTACATCAAACGCCGCAATTACCTTGTCATTTACTAATTGGCCTGCAAGTTCATCAGTAGGAAGAATTATTTTAGATATTACTTACGGAGCAACTGCTCATACAATTACTATTCCAACATCAGTACTAGTTGCTGACAACGTAAGTGGTGGCGATGGTTCAAGTAACACTATTACAGCACCTAATACAGGTAGATATCTTTACGAGTTTTTAACTACAGATGCTGGTACAACAATATTAATGCATCAATTAGGTAAAATGTACACCTAATAGGAGGTGGTAATGTATTTTCATCCCTTACAAGAAGAAATTAATAATATGTCTGAAGAGGACATTTCAAAAAGAATTAAAGATCTTAGTAGAAAAGTTGCTATTGCAAGAAGAGGAAGAAATCCTGATATGTTGCAAAAGCTACAACACGCACTATTAACATATCAAGATGCAATTAGACAAAGACGACTCGAAGAGTGGCATAAAAAATTTAAAGATGCCAGAGGCGAACCAGATATGGGTGACTTAATTAATATTGAGTAGTAAGTACTGTTGATGTCAAACAGTTTCACGTGGAAGACAAAATTCAAATCAATAATAATCGTAGACGGCGAATTATTTTCAAACGAATATAATGTTACTATTCATATCACACCTCACACAGCAAATTTAAAAGACCAAACAGAATATTTTGATAGATTAAAAAATCTTTTTGAAATGGTTTTTGCAAATACAATTACTACTTGGAGAGATGAACCTCTTTACCATATACTACAAAAATCTTCTAACAATAGATTTATAGAATTACCAAAACCACCATATGATCAAATCATGGCGGCAGTATGTTTTTGCAAAGCAAATTCAATATTAGATTCTAAAATTACCATTAGTAAACTAGAATTAAGCAGTTGGCAAGGCGATGGTATTACATATTCAGTTGACAAAAACAGTAAAGAACTTATATTATTAGATACACCCAATTGGTTTTCAGAAAAATATAAAACTTTTGATCCATGGTGGTTAAGGGCAGACACGGCAACATATGATAAAGAACTCGATAAAGGCATTTATACAGGACACTTTAGTTGGAACAATAAAAATCCAGTTGACAAGAAGCACGAAGACCATGCTAAAATATTTGAGTTTAATCCAAAGGTTTTAGATGGCGGAAAAAATAAAAATAAATGAAACAGGTGATTGCATCTACACAGAAAACGATGCAATGGAATTACTATACTCTAATCCAAATCTAGATATTTCAAAACTATTCTTTGAAAATCCAAAACAATACAATATTAGTATAATGGACACAGGTTTGCCATTTAAAAAATTACAATCTGTTCCTTCTAGACCTTCACCAAAAGTTTTTGACGCAGATATGATTAACAATTGGTATATGCCTATAAAATATTCAAAAATAGATGTTAAAGATTATCTATTAAAAAAATGTCAAACACAAGAAGAACGTAATAGGGTTGAACAAGAGTATAAACTGTTTGAAAAAAAGAAATTTATTCGTGTATTACAATTTTTAATTTACTTTGTAGACACATTACGAACAAATAATATAGTATGGGGAGTAGGCAGAGGTAGTAGTGTAGCAAGTTTTTGTTTATTCTTAATAGGCATACATAAAATAAATCCCCTGCAATACAACTTAAATATCGCCGAATTTCTACGATGATAAGTAAACATAATAGGAGCATATAATGGTAGCAAGACCAACAAGAAAAAGAATGTATAGAACCATGCAAGGTCGTATGGTTGATATTGAAAAATTAAGAACGGCTAACGAATCAGTTAGAGCTGTTGGTAATATGAATGTCAATGCTCGAGGTGACGTATTAGGTCCAGGTGGAACAATTATTACACCT